GCGTGCGGAATTCGTCGCGGTCTTACAATTCAGTTGCGCGAAGGGCGCTGTAATTCATGCCCTCCGCATCATTGGCGAAGGCGTTATAGGAAACACCCGCACCAGCCGCGACAGGCCGCAGCATGGCCGACACAAATTCCTTGAAGGCAGTGGTCGGGTGCTGCGGGTCAAATTGCTGGAAATCCACACCCTTGGGCAGTAATTCGAACGTCCCAGCCGATGCTTCCTGGACCAGCGCGCCATCTTCAGCCAATTCGCCATCGGGTTCTGCATCGGCATCAATCCGATAGAACCCCATCTTGGCGGCGGCGACACGCGCGGCCGTCAATTCCGCTTCCCCGTAGCCATCCAGCATCGCCAGCGCGCGAATGCCATTGCTGATCCAGGGCACACCCCTGATCTGTTGCGGCCATTCCGGCAGGAACAGATGGATCATTTCCTCAGCCGGAATGCGCACGCGCTTGCGCAGCGGGGCATTCAGCGCGGCTGGGTCATCATTCGGCACATGGGCGCGCATCCAATACGCGGCGGGGCGGTTAAAGGGCGTCAGTTCCACACCAGCGCGCACCACATTGCCGCTGGCGGTGCCTTCCGGCCGGCCATTCACATCGGTTTCAAGCTGCGATGGGTCCAGCATTTCAAGCTGAAAGCCAAATGGATTGCCGCCCTTGTGCAGGCGGATCAGGGCTTCACCATCCCGCGCGACGCCCAGCACCACCAGGCCGCACATATCCAGCCAGGAATGCCGGCCTGTTACGTCACAAACCCCACGCCGCGACCATTGCCAGAAGCCAGATTCAATACGCTGATTCGCGTTTTCATCCTTGCCGCTGCCGCGATCATTCATCACCTGCATCTGCAAGGTGAACCCCTTGGGGCCCACCACGTTGCGGCGCAGGCTTTTCAGGAAGCCCGCCGTATAGCCTTCATTCTGCGCCAGCCAACGCGAACGGTTGCGCAGCGTATCCAACTGCCAACGGATATCGCGGTTTGGCGCAAAACCATGGCCGCCCGGCAAATCCGCCAGTAGGCGCGAAGGCTGCGCGGCCATCCAGCCGCTTTGCGCACGCACCTTGGGGCCCATAGCGGACCAGGTGGCCTGCGCGCCGGGGCTGCGCAGGATGGGCGCGGCGGCCTTGCGGCGGCGGAGGAAATCCAGCAGCGCCATATCAGGCCCTTCCCATGCGTGTCAGCACCACGCGCCGGCGCGGGCGGCCAGAAGCCAGCGCGGCCGCTTCCGCTTCGCGCCGCGCTTCACCGGCGTAGTAATCTTTGAGCGCCAGCAATTCCGGGATCGGAATGCGGGCGATTTCCCGATCCCCGATCTTGATGCTGCGCTGATCCTTGCTGGCGCTGCCTTCCAGCATGGCTTCAATCGCGGCCAGGGTGCGCGTGGCATGGCCGCGCAGATCACCCGTGATGGTGGCCGGGTTGGGCAGTATGAACAACCCGCCGGAATAGACCTGGAAGCGTTCACCGGCTTTGCTTACCCAGCCAATCAACGTCACCGGAACGCCGCGCGCCCCGATGGTAAGCGCTGCAGTATCCACCGCCGAAGCCGTGGCAACAAACCCATCATTTTCCGCAACAGCACTGACGGAAAGCGCAACACCGGTCCCCACCAGGCGCCACGCATTGGCCCAACCCGCGCTTGCCGGGTAATCGGCGCTTGCCCAGCGCCAAGACCATGTATCGCCCGCCGTCGCGCGGAGCGGCGGAGCATCCAGCGTTGCCATACGGGTTTCCTTAGAAGCGCGCGGCGAAGCCTGCGCGGGACTGTTTCCAGAACCGACTACGCCCAGCCTTAACGGGCGGCGGCATTTTCATGATCGGCGCATCTTCAACCGGCGTGTCTTCCGGCTGATCAGGCGCGGGGGCGGTGAAGTCTCCGCCCTGTTCTTCGATATCCAGCGCGGGCTGCAGGGCGCGGCGGCTGGCCTGATACTGCTTTAATTCGCGGGCGGCGCGTTCCCAATCCGCTTCCTGCCAGCGGTCAATCCCCAGCAGCGCGGCGCCTGCGCGCGCATAAACGCGGCCATCCAGCGCTTCATTCCGTTCACGGGTTTTCACCCATTCCTGCCGAAAAACGCCGGTGCGGACCTTGTGACGCCGGATTTCTTCCGACACCAACTGGCGGCAGATTTCCTCACCGGCCAGATGTTCGGGCAGGAAGACATAGCCCGCCGGATAAGCCGCGCCGCTTTCCGCCGTGGGCTTTTCAAGCCGAAGCTGGCCGTAAAATTCGCCCTTCAGGTAGCTTGATCCAACCAGCCAGGGCTTCAACTGGCCCACGCGCTTGCCGGACCGCTTCACATCCACCTTGCCGCCCGGCACGATGGCCTGCGGCAGATTGTCGCGGCCCTTCACCGCAATCACCTTGCGCTGCCCCATCTTGCGCACAAAGGCATAGACCTCAGCCGTTGTGGTGCCGTCGCCGGAATCCACCGCGGAAAGGCTGATGGGCAAGGCGCCGCCGCTGGCGTGCGGGTAGATGGTCTCCAACACCGCCGCCACCTGTTCCCAGGTGCGCCAGGCGAAGGGGCTGCCGATCACCACCACATGATCCACCAGCCAACTTTGCCGGTTGCGGCCCCATCCCCACACAAACACTTCCACACGGCCAGGGCTGCGTTGCACATCCACCCCGGCAGTCAGCTTCAGGCAGCCCGCCGGCAGTGTGCCAGGCGCCCAGGTTTCGCGCCGATCGTAAAGCCGTTGCCATTCCGGCGCCTCACCCGCGATGCGCCAGGCCCGGCCGAGCTTCTGTTGGGTGAAGGTTTTCAGGCCTTCGGGATCATCCTTAACTTCTTCGAATTCCGCTGCCAGATCGCCCCAGGTAAGGGTTGGCGAATACAGCGCATTGATCTGATAGCCGGCATGTTCCGTGATCAGTTCCGGCTTGTCATGCACCCATTCCCCCGCCGCCAGCATGGCCGGGCGGGCGGATGGTTCAATCCCGGTGCCGCACCCATCGCAGTGATATTCCGCGCGCTGAGGCTGCCCCTTCGGCCAGCGCAGGCTTTCCCATTCCAGCGTTTGACGGTGATCACAATGCGGGCAGGGCACCAAAAACCGGCCCTGGCTGCTTTGCTGATAAGCTGCCGTGACGCGGCAGGAACCTTCTTCCGCCGGCGTGCTGACCTTCAGGATTTTTTCGCGGCCGGCATAGATAATGGCGCGGGCTTCAAGCTGTTTGACCGGATCGCCGCGGCCATCGGCATCCAGCGGATAGTCTGAGACTTCCTCCATCACCAAAACGCGGGCGGAACGCATCTGCAGATTGGCCGATGAATTCGCTGTCAGCAGCTGCAGATACCCGCCGGGAAAGCGCTTGAAGGTGGCGGTGCTTTCTTCACCAGATCGGGCGGTTACTTCTTCAACGCGGGCCGATAACGCCGGGCTGGCCGTAATCATCGGGTCCAGCTTCAAGCGGTTGTAGCCGCGCATCATGTCAATGCTGGGCAACATCACCAGCACCGGCGCGGGCGTTTCCGCCATGACCTGGCCGATCATGTTCAACGCCGCTTCAGAACCGCCGATCTGCGCCGATTTCAGAAAGGTGACGCGCCGGGCCGGGTGGCTTAGCGTCATCACCTGCATGATTTCCCGCAGATAGGGCACCCGATCCGTGCGCCATTTGCCGGGCCATGGGCTTCCCGATTCGGCGGCGACAATGCGCTCCGCTTCGGCCCATTCGGCAACATTGCGCGGGGGGGCTACGCGACAGGCGGCGGCTACCGCGTGAAGCAGCAGCGCTTCCACATCACGCGGCGGATCGGCGGGCAACATCCTCCATGAATTCCTTGTGCAGCGCGGCCATGATGCGTTTCTGTTCATCCGCCAGGCGGTCTGCGATGGCCGCTGGATCGGTCATTGCCGCCAGCGGCACAGCCAATTCCGGCCAGGCTTCCGAAAACCGCGCCATGGCACGGCCAAAAACACTGGTGGCGGCCTGAGAAACGGCATCGGTCTTCACCACTTCGCGCTGCTTTTCCTGGAGCCGGAGCTCAGCCAGCGCCGCTTCCGCCGCTTCGCGCTTGGCGCGCTCAGCGGAATAGTTTGGGCCAACACCATCCGCCGCGGAGAAAAGCGATTCGGCATCGGCGGCACTTGGCACGCCGATCATCTGATCGGCCAGAATAAAATTCACGCGACCATCAGCCATCAGCGCCGGCGCCGCCAGCTTGCCCAAGCGGATCAGCTTGGAAACATACGCCTTCGAACAGCCGCGATGCTCGGCATATTGGGCCTTAGTGCCAACCGTCAGCTTCGCTTCAGCGGCCATGTCGCATTTTTCCTGAAAAACAGGAGAAAATCATTCTTGCCTGGTGAACTTCCGGGCGGTTCTGTGAACCAAAATGAACCCTTTTTTTCAATTTCCAGACTAGAAAACTCGGGCGCGCAAAGCCGCCCGCATACAAAATCGCCCGGGAAGGACCCGCGAAGGGCACAAGGCAAGCGCCGTGCCAACTTGACACGCAAGCGGCGTGCCAAAGTGATAGAAAGATTTTCTGGAAGCTTGAAGGCGCCGGGCGCACTTCTGCGAGATAGGTATTCATAGCACCGAAACCGGGTGGGAAGTCAAGCGGGTATTTTTAGCGCCTACCCAGCCAGGGCTTTGCGGATACCTGCCAAGGCTTTTTCGTAGCTGAGCCACGGCATTGCGCCGATCAATCCGCAGCGCATCCGCCACTTGCTGGGCACCGTACCCCCTCACCACAAACATGAACGTCAAGTCCACCAGCGTTTCATCTGACCGCCGAGGCAACCGCCGCGCCGGCAAGCGCCGCGCCCAGGCGCGCCAGGGGCCGAAGCGCTCACGCTCCGCTTCTTCGATACTCAGCAACTCGCCGGTGCCATCCGAGCCGCTGGCCAGCCTCTCCCGGAACTGGCTGCGCACCATCGGCAACCGCCCGCCATCCAGGAATTCCACCACCATGCGGATTTCCTGCCCCGCCTGATACTCTGCGGCCGTGATCCGCCCGGCATCCCGCAGCCCTGCCAGCTTATCCGCCCGCATCACCCGCTGATGCACCACCCGCCGCGCCAGCCCTTCCGCAGCCCGCACAGCCGCTTCAGGGTCATATTCAGCCGGAAGCCTGAACAGCGGGTCTGGACGGCACTGAGCCGCCAGCGCACGGGCTTGTTCGGCCATCGCACGGGCATGGGCTGATTCCACCACCCGCTGCGCCATGCCATCGCCAGTGACCCATGAGACCCCAGGCTGCACAACGCCGATCGCGTCATAAAGCCCCTGCATCTTCTTGATATCCGCCATATCGCCACCCCTTTCGCCCGATTTGTCCCGCACCCAGAAAAACTGTCCCGCCCTTTGTCCCTTATCTATCTATCTATCTATTTGTTATTATTTATTATTTTATTTAGCGGGACATGCGGGACATGCGGGACACACGTATTCCTGTAAATGCGCGCGACGCGCGCCCGCGCACACATGAGGAAATGCCCTGTCCCGCTTGTCCCGCTGTCCCGCTGTCAGTGTTTTCAAAGACTTACCCCGCACCAGCGGGACAAATCACACCTTCAGCGGGACAAATGGCGGGACACTTCAATCCATCCCGACCCCCTTGCGAGAGCCCGAAGGCAGCAATTCCGGCGCCAGCCAGACCGCCTGAGCCCTGTCATTCTCCCCCGAAAAGCGCACCCGCGTCTTGATCGGCTGCGCCCTGACCTCTTCGCCATCGGCGCGCATGCGAAGCTGGGCCAACACCGTGCCCCATCGCCCGCCCTGCCATTCCGTTTGCTGATACAGCCTGGCCAGTGCAGGCCTTCGCCCCGCCGCGACGTAGAGCCCCACGCGCGCCGGATCACCCCCATCAATGGGGCACGGGGCCAGGCGCAGGCCAAGCTCCGCCAGCAGCCGCGTGGCAGGCGCTTCGGGCTCCCGCAAGGCGCGCTCAACCAAGACCGCCACGGTTTCCGAATGGCCTGGCCCGGTCAGGATGGGGCAGGCCATCAGATGCTGCAGGCAGCGCGCCGCCGTGGTGTCTTCCGCCTGTTCGGCTTCCGTCACCACCCAGCCCCAGGCCCATTCCAGCGCGGCTTCCGCCTGCGCTTCCGTCAGCGGCAGATCAGCCACCATGGCTTCCCGCGCGCCGATCAACCAGCCCAACATATCCGCATAGCGCGGCGAACAGGCCTGCTTATCCAAAACGCGCCGCATCATCGCCGCATTCGCCTGCACACGCGGCCAGGCAGCGATAGCCCGCCCCCACAATGCAGGGGCGGCTTCCTGGCACCAGCTGAGCAACGCCGCCTTATCCAGGCTGGCCACGCCGGGGGCGCGGGGCCAGAGCATCAAGCGCAGAATGCGGGTGGTTTCCGCGCTATTCGCCACAGGCGCGCCGATCGCGCCCATGACGGCGGTGCCGACCACCTCAGTTACCACGGCAGTCTGGCTGCCCTGCCCACGGAAAGACCGGCTGCCTTCGCCGGTCACAATGCGCCTAAGCATCGCCAGCACGCGCAGCAATTCTTCGCCTTCAAATTCATCCAGGATCATCGGCGCCGCGCGCTGATTCATGCGCTGCCGCAGCCCGGCTTCCGTGGTGTCATTCGTCATTTCACCCGCAGGGCAAAGCGCCGCCAGAATTTCGAGCAGCGTGGATTTGCCAGCGCCTTCCTGCCCATCAATCATGGCCAAGGGCCGCATGGGCGCCAGGGCGCCCAAATTGGCAATGGTCCACCAACCCAGCAGCATCCGATCCGATGCGCCGTTTTCCCAATTCCATTGTCGGAAAACTGCTTCCGCTTCTTCGGCCAGCGCGGCAGCACCAGGCGCGGGCCGATCATCTTGCCCATCATTGGGCAGGGCAATGGCGCGGGCCGCGATATACGCGATGCCATCACGAATGAAGCTTGGCTTGCGGGCGCCATCCTGGAAAAACACCCGCGCACCGGCATGCACCACAGGCTTGCCCTGATGCAGCCACACGCCAGGCCCGCGCCGCGGCGTGGCAGGGTCAAACAAGCCCACTTCCGTCATGCGCTCGGCAAGCGCCTTGTGCAGCTTCCGCGGGCTGTAATCCCCGGTTTTCTTCCCTTCCTTGTCGAATTCCGGCCAGTAGCGCGCCGCCCAACCCGTTGCATCACCACCCAGCAGCGCATTCAACGCGCCGCGCGATGAAAGCTTGCCCGCCGCGATGCTGATGATCTGCCGATACGCATCCACAAACCACCAGGTCTCACCGCAGACGCCCAGGCATTCCACCGGCGCGCGGGACCAATCCAAATCTTCCGGCGGGGCTTCCGGCGGGGAAGAATCACCACCACCGCCACCACCACGCCGCCCCTTGCCACCTTCCACCACCTTCAACTGGCGGGAAGCATCCGAAAGCGCCTTGTCAAACCCATCATCGAAGGTCGCCGACACGGAGCACCCCCTTCCAGCCATTGGCGCGGCACAGCCTGCGCGCGGCTTCATATTCAGAAACGCCCCAGATGAATTGCGCCAGCGAGACAACA